CAGGTGAACTTCCTGAGCGACCAGACCGTGATTCGTGCGGTGGCCCGCGTGGCCATCACGCACGCCAACCTGGGCACCGACACCGTCGCTGGCCCGATGATCGGCCTCAAGGGTGCGTGAGCCTGACGGCTTGACACCTGTGCAACGCTAGGCGGGCGGCTCCATCCGGGGCCGCCCGCTCTCTTTTGAGGTTGCTCATGCTTGTGAAAGTCGGTGGCACCGAAGTCAACATCCGAGTCGAGGCCATCCTGTCGATGCCCAGGTTGAGTTTTACGGCCAATCACTTCGCGTGGGCTCAGGCACTCATGCCGCTCGGCATCCGCCCTACGATGGGCACTGGTGCGTTCTGGGATCAAGTGAACACCAGGGTAATGGAGCAGTTCATTGACTCGTGCGAGTACTTGCTGGCCATCGACTACGACACGTTCTTCAGCAAAGAGGACGTTGAGCAACTCTTCGCAATGGCGATGACGTTTCAGTGCGACGCCCTGACCGGCTTGCAGACGAAGCGGGAGGACGGCCGCCCGATGCTGACTCTCAAAGGCACGCTTGACGATCCGCCCGGTGATGGGCAGACGGCAGTGCCGAGCTCGTGGTTTGCGGAGCCCGTGCAGGAAGTCGATTCGGCCCACTTTGGTTGCACGGTCATCAGCACGGCCGCCCTGAAGCGGGCTAAGAAACCGTGGTTCTGGAGCAAGCCCGACAGCGAGGGCGGGTGGAACGACGGGCGTATCGACCCTGACATTTACTGGTGGCGGAACTGGCGAGAGAGCGGCAACCGTGTGTTCGTCTCGCCGCGTGTCGTTTTAGGCCATGGCGAGTACGTCGTGACGTGGCCCGGCAAGGAGTTGGCTGGCCCTGTTTTCCAGTGGACTACCGAGTTCACGACCACGGGCAAGCGTCCTGAGTCTGCATGGAGTGTGCCGTAATGGTGAAACTAAAGTTTAGCCGAGCGTGGCGAGGGTACGCGAAGGGCCAGTCTGCCGACGTGCCCGGCGGGCTTGCCACGCAGCTGCTCGCCCAGCGTGTGGCGGTGCCCGACACCCAGACGCTGATTGAGACGGCGGCCATCGAGCACGACGCAGAGACAGCAGACGCCACGCCGAAGAGGAGCAGACGCCGTGCAGTATCGAAGCCTGACTCGCCAGACATCGCCAGCCGTTGAGCCTGTCACGGTCGCTGAGGCAAAGGCCCATCTGCGGGTGGACGTGTCAGACGATGACACCTACATCGGCACGCTCATCACTGCGGCCCGTGAGTGGTGTGAGCAGTACCTAGACCGCACTCTGGTCAACACCCAGTGGGTCATGCGGTTCGATTCGTTCCCGCCAGACGGCACGCAGGATATCGAACTGCCACGGCCGCCAATGTCGCTGGCCGGCACGACCACCGCAGTGAGCCTGACGTTCACATCCGAGACGGGTGGCACCCAGGCGTACAGCACGGCTTCCTTCAGGGTGGACCGGAACTCAACGCCAGGAGCGGTGAAGACGCTGTACGGCCAGACGTGGCCGCCGCACCTGATGGATGACAACGCCGTGAGCGTGACGTGGTGGGCCGGCTACGGCAGTGCCGGGTCGAGTGTGCCGGCGGCGGTGCGTCATGCCATCCTGATGGTTGTCGGCATCCTCTACGAAAAGCGTGCCGCTGCCGAGTCTGGATCGCTCAATGAAGTGCCGTTCGGCGTCAAGTCACTCCTCGACTCGCAACGCTGGGGCTCCTACCGATGAGCGTCGAAGGCCGCATCAGCGTAGACGTGGTGTTTCACGACACGGACGGCACGAACGCCATCAACGTCGTGTCGCTCCAAAAGTCTGATTCGTACCCGGCCGGCTCGGTGCAGTACCTGAGCGGCACAGCAGGCACCGCTGCGTTCTCGTTTGGCGAGGGGGTATTCAGTGGAGTTGGCGGCACTACCTACCGCAATGCCGCAGGGCAGCAGGTGGAAAGCAACGCTAAGAGAATCGCTTTTTCGTGGAGCGGCGGTGCGGGAGATATCAGAGACCTTTCAGAAACTGACTCCGGTGCCTTTCTTCTTCGGTCAGTTAACGGCGAAGTTTCCGTGTGTTCGCACAATGGGAACACAAACCTAGCGATGTCCGCCTGTTCAACCACTGGCACCTACACGCTCGTCGTTTACGGTGACTCATGAGCATTGACGGCCGCATCAGCGTTGACGCCTTATTTCACGACCGCTCAGGCGAGCGGCTGAAGGTGCTGTCGTTGGCGTCCAGCACGGGCTACACCACCGGCAAGGCCATCGTAGTCACTGGCACTGCGAGCACGGCTGGCAGGACGATCACCTACGCCAGCTACCGCGACGCCTCGGGCGGGTTTGCGTTGCTGGGCAACCCGGCACACATTGCGTTTTCGTGGAGCGGCGCGAGCCTGGCCAAACTTGCGGACACTGACACTGAGCAGTTTCGCGTGTGCTCAAAGGGCAACGTCGTAGCTGTCACGCAGTTCAACACCGCCACTGAGCCTACGATCCAAGTGCTGCCCGAGTCTGGCACCGGCACCTACACCATCGTCATGTGGGGTGCAGATTGAACGCTGGGCAACTACGCGAGCGAGTAACGGTGCAGCAGGCGACAGACAGCCGCACAACGCTTGGCGAGGCCGTGCAGACGTGGAGCACGTATGCCACCCGATGGGCCAGCGTCGAAGGCATCTCTTCCCGTGAGTTCTTCCTCCAGGGCCAGCAGCAGACCGAGGCCAGCCATCGGGTACGCCTGCGGTATCTAAGCGGGCTCACCCAGCAGATGCGTCTGCAGTGGCGTGGCCGCACGCTGGAGATCGTCAGCCTGCTCGAGCACGGCAACCGCACAGAGCACGAACTGCTGTGCCAGGAGGCGACGTGAGTTTTATTGCTATAAGCCTTGACGCCGGCGACCTGCAGCGGGCACAGGATGCGTTGCGAAATGTGTTCGGGCCGGACGGCAACGCCGGGCTGTCCAAGGTTCTCGGCGAGGCTCTAGAGCGTGCCATCTGGCCGGCCTACCTGCGTCTGCGTGAAGTCGCCCCAATGGGGCCGACTGGCAACCTGAAGCGTGCCGTGCATTACAAGGTGAAGGAGTACCCAAAGAACGGCGGTGCCGTGGGTCTCGTGGGCTATCGGCAGTCATCCAAAGAGAAGGGCACGTCTACAGCCGGCAGCGTTCGCCTCGGCAAAGAGCGTGGCTTTCATCGGTGGTGGCTGGAGTTCGGCACCAAAGAGCGAGTGGTCACCAAGGTCTCCAATAAGCCGTTTCAGCGTAAGGCCCACACCCGCCGGATGAAGTCTGGCAAGGTGGCCAGCATCACCACCCACCAGGTCAAGGGCCAGGGGGCCATCATCGCATCAAGCCTTGCGGCTCGCGGGCCGTTCGACATCAACCCGGACGGCACGAAGAGTCAGCCCTATGCGTTCTTCATGAAGGGCAAGAAGGGGCAGGGTGCCCTGCGTATCCCAGCCACGCCGGCAGGCGGCAGGGCAGGCAGGCCGCCCGTGCAGACTGCTCTCACGCAGACACAAGGACAGATCGGCGAGATCCTGCGGCGTGAGCTCGGGATCGCCCTAGATGCCGCCCTGGCCAAGGTTGCCCTGTCAGGCACCGGCACCATCACCGGCGCGATCGAAGCCGCAGGAGGTTGACCAATGCCACTCAAGAGCCCAGAGCAGCTGCTGGCCAATGCCCTTGTCGCCGACCCTGCGGTGGCTGCCGTAGTGGGCCAGCGTGTGTATCCAGTCGTGGCACCCGCCTCGGCTGATCTGCCGTTCGTGACCTGGCGTCGTACAGGCGTCCAGAGAAACCAAACGCTCGGTGGCCCGATGGGCATGGGCGTGGTTTTGCTGGCCGTGGACGTGTTCGCTGTGACCTACGGCGAGGCCCGTGACATCGCCGACAAGGTGCGTCAGGTTCTGGATGGGTACGGCACCTCAGTGGCAAACTACGTGAGCGTCCGAAACGTGTCGCTAGACACTGAGTCAGACGGCGTGGTGCAGCTGGCCGGCGGAGACTTGCCGCCGATCCTGACGGTCAACCAACAGTACTCAATCCTCTGGCAGGAGATCTAAGAGATGCCCTTCGAGACGCCGCATGATGGTTCTGGCACAGTCCTGACGTTCAACAGCGTCACCTACACGGTGACCAACATCGTGGTCAGTGCCACGGACCCAACGGCAGACGAAGACAAGATTGCTGTAGGGCATCTCGGCCAGACCGCTGGCGAGACTGCCCGGACTCTCGAGCTGCCTCTGGCTGGTGCGGCCTCCGGCGAAACCGGCCGCAGTGTCACGTTCGACTACATCGGCAAGACCTTTCTGGCTGACCGCAGCACCGGCTCTTTCGTGCTCAACATCGGTGGCACGGCTCTTTCGGGCGTGAGCGGCAAGGCTGGCACCGTGACGAGTTCGACGCTGACGCTTGCGACGCAGGACGCCATCCGGGGCCAGGCGACGATCAAGCTCGAGCGGTAAGCCAGACGGAGGACCGTCATGGCTACGTATGCGACTGGCGTGACCGCTACCTGGGACACCGTCAACTTTGGCGAAGTCACAGAACTGCGAGTCACGCACGGCGGCTCGCTGCCTCTTGCTCGCGGGAGTACGTGGACGCTTGACGTGGGCACTATAGAGATAGCGTGCCTTACGACTGCGAACATCTCCACGGCTAAGTACGGCAAAAGGGCTGCGGTCGCCATCACTGGCGGCGGGCTCGCCTACTCAGGCAAGGCCGTGCTCGAGAGGTTCACGTTGCAGGGCGTGGTCAACGACGTGGCCCGCTACGGCGTCACGTTACGCGTTCAATCCTAGGAGCTCCCATGGCCCTGACCGTTGCAGAACTCGCCGCCCAGATCCTTGCCTCAGACGACCTGTCGCT